AAGGTAGACTCCTCATATCCACCTTTAAGACCACCAGCTTCAGGAACGTACAGCGTACCGTTACACATCTTTACAACAGCGTAACCAGTCTCGTCCTTACCTCTACCAGATGGGTCGATAGACATAACAGACCCAGTGTAAGGTATCATGTCACCTAGAATCTTCATAGGTCTGTAGAAGCGGTCGCCTCTCATCCCTACGTTTGGAAGTCTATCCCATTCAAGCTCTGGCGTCTGCGCCCAAACTATTTTTTCTGGTGCAACGTCTGGGTCAACATCTTGCACAACCAAGTTACCAAGCTTAAGAGGGTAGCGATCAAGGTCAGCAAGGTTGGGGTTAAGCATAAACTGCATCGCATAACCAGCAGATCCATAAGATATTTTTCGCTCTTGCAGATCAAAGTCAGTAAATCGCGTAGGTTCGGCAGTTTCTCCTTCAGTTTCGTCATCTATACAGAGGGGAGACAAGGTATCTCCATAGGTGTTAAGGGCTTTCTTAGTAGCTACCTTTTCTGCTGACCATACTCGTGTAGTAAAACCTCTTTCTTGTAACTTAGTGTACAGGCTATCTTCACATTGCGGAGTACCTAGAACAATAATTCTAGAATCTTCGTTGGGCTTAATGATAGCATCAAATTCTTTTATCTGTTCGGACAGCTTATCGCGCATTTGCTGCGTAGCTGAGTTGTTCGCTACTTCAACGTCATCCGCAATAATAATGTCAGCACGAGACCCAGTCAGCTGGGACGTAATACCTAAAGACTTAACAGAGGGGGCGTGAGAGGCTCCAGAGGGTCCAACATCAAACGACACCTTAGAGAAGCGTTGGTCGGCTGTTGGCTTCAGAAAACTTAACAGAGGGATGTCGTGAATAAGTCGCAGCGTAAACGTAGAGAAGTCGTCAGAGCGTGTCTTGGACGCTGACACCACAAGTATGTTCTTTGTTGGGTCTAGGAATAGCTGGTGTACTACGAACGCAGAACAGATCCAAGACTTACCAACTCCTCTAAATCCCTGCACAACAGCACGCTTGGGACCGTTCTGCATGAAGTCAGCAATATCGTACTGTATCTCTGTTGGGTCACGCTTGATTTGTTCAAGTGAGTGCCAGATAAAATACAGGAAATTTCTAAAGTCTTTTAACTCGTTAGGTATTTGTGGCAGCGATTGGCTCATCATCTTCACGGAACGGCAGCACCTCAACTAAGTTTTGCATAGGGCTGTCTTCCTTAATGGAGGCTGTGACTTGATTGTCTTTAAGTAGCTGCCTAGCTACGTTGAGGATTGCTGGGCTTGATTCACCAGACTTAATCACGGTCAGTAGCTCTTCGATTGTCAGAGCCATCAACTCATCCAGCAGTTCCTTATTTGTCGTCTTCGTCATCTTTTATCTCCTTCCATAGTTTAACACTGACATACGCAAGTGAAACAAGTCCAAGTATAATTGCAACAAACGTATTTACATGTTCAAGAGTTATTGTACCTAGTAGACCAGCGATGGCTATGGCAGGTGTGAGATGGCTATCGTTGTTCATGGCTATGCTAGTTTGAATCCTGTAAACCAAGTATCTTTATCATTACTTCCTGTAATTGTAGGAGACGCTCCTGCTCCATCTTGAGCATAAGCTTCAACTTCAACATATTGACTTTCCGTTAAATCCAAAACTGAAACAATGCTTTTTGATTCTGCGCCGCTTGGGTTTTGATTCATAAAATGAATGTTGGTATCGGTAACATTACTACCATCAATAATAAATCTCAGACCACTTCCGACTAAATCATTAGATGTAGCAGGGTTTATTTTTGCAGTTGCTGTAAAAAAGTATTTACCATCAGAAGGAGCAGTGAATATTGATGTACTTGTATCAAAAACATTATCATCATCAAAAACCGATGAGTCAAAGGTGACTTTAGTCCACCCTCCACTAGTTAATCCTGTTTGGTTGGTTGTTTTTTCTACTTTAAACGAAGGACTGTTACTAGCACTTGTTCCATCAGCACCCGCTGGACCAGTTGCACCTTGTGGACCTTGTGGACCAATGCCAGCAATAGCCTCTGTTGCATTCTCACGAACTTCTTGCGCCGCAAATAAACCTTGTCTGTAAGCTGTGTCCAAGTCCCTCTCCGATAAACGAGAACCGTTCTGGAAGTCTACCAAAGCGCTGGTGGGGGATGAACGGTAGATTCGCACCTCACCATTGGAACTGTAGTTTGTAGCAGCTGCTACGGTACAGGTGGTCGTTCCATCGGTGGTTAATATGTTTGTTACGTCCAGCTCAGTCCATGTACTAGCTGAGTTAAGTTTTCCAACAGCCTTAATGTCTGCTGTTGATATAAACTCAAAACCTACTGTAAAGGTAGTCGAGCTTGGATTTAATTCGGATTGATATGACAAGGGCATCTCACTATTGGTTAGGTGGGTTATATATTATGCGTCTAGAAGTGCTTGTAATGCTTCGGTTGAAGCACCTCTCTTTGCTTGTTTGTTAATTGAGCGCATACGCTTGTACTCGGTTTCAATTTCAGGAAATTCTTCCATCATCAAACTAAGAGAACGAGAGCGATACTTACTCAGTACTCGGTTGATTAAAGCAACTCTAGGACTCTTCAACGCCCCATCAGTAAGTGGAGACAGTCGTTGGTAACGTGAGCTATTTATTAGCTTTTCAAGTTCTTGGCGGAGTGTCTTACCTCTAATCTTTGTGTTACTGAGTAGTTCTAAGCGTCTGTCATAAGCGGTCTGTCCTTTATCGTTAACAAACTCGGTCATGTCGATACTGCGGTCAAGCATAGTACTTGTCTGCGTAAAGCCGTGATCAAGTGCTGCCAACTCTTCAAACACTACGTCACCATCTCGTGTTGACATTGCCGAAGGATTGAACGGACCAACAAACTTGAACTGCTCCATAATGATAGGCTCACCAAGGATGTTACGTTTCGGATCAAGGTTGTCGTTACCAAAAGGAAGCTTCTTCATGAACGCATCACTTAGGCTACGAACTTCTCGTGCGGTAGTGTCACCCATCACGGATTGACTTTGGTACAGAACATTAGGAACAAATCCACCAGCAATGTTTCGGACTGCTCGTTCCATCTTACGGTCAGGCTCAGAGATAGCGTCTGTCAGGAACTTAAGACCTGCCAAGTAAGACTTCTCTGTTACGTTACGCGACAGCGAGATTGAAGCTGCTGCAAACATTTGTTCTGCCAACGTAGTGTTGTGGCTTCCTTGTTCGTCGAACTGCTCAACAATATCTACGAGAACACCGAAGTGTGTACCTAGTGGGTCAAGACCAGCAAAGCTTGCATACTGGTTTCCAAACTTAAGGGAGTACTTCTGCCACCCTGTTTCCTCCAGAGTCTTGCGCTGTGCAATATCCTTTGGTCCACCACCTGTAATGAAATCACGGTTGGTCATGATCATGTACATCAACGTACTGTTAATCATTACAGCTGTAGCAATCTTACCTCTTGTTCGTGCCACCTCAATAGGGTCACGAGAGTTCAGCTTCATACGCAGTTCTTCTTGAGTACGTTTTAGCATTGGCATGTCTGGCATACGAGCCAGCGCACTGCGACCTGCATCCATCATACCACCTGATGCACGATCAAACGAGAACTTCAGAATGTTTACTGGAGTACGGATGAACGGGAAGATCAGACGTAGTGGTGGTACTTTCTGCGTCATAGCTTGCGCCAAGTCAGCGAACGCACCAGCATCGTTAGTGAACGTTGCGTACCGTGCTTGCTCCAGCGAGCGAGCTGCTACGTTGTCAATGTCAGAGATGTTCTCTAATCCAAGACCACCTTCTTCGTATGACTTAAGCATGTCTGCACGTTTCTGTGTTTCTTCGCTGATGATACGATTAACTTCTGCGCCTCTCTTTTGAGGGGTCATAGGCTTTTGACCAGAAGCTACAAGTTCGTCGTCCATTTGCTTGACCGTTGCTTGCGCAAACTTCATCACACCAGCATCGGAGAACGCACGTTCGCCATCAACAAGGACAGCGTCCATACCTCTCATGACATACTCAGATAGAGCGTCAGGGTCTTTGATTCCCAACTTCATTCCCTTCAAGGTCCATTCCATCTTAGCGTTCTGACGGAATACGGATTGTTTGAATACTTCGTCCATCGCCATGAGGGTCTTAGCTGGAATGTTAACGACATTCTCACTGAACCAGTTCATGGACTGTTTGATTGTTTCTTCGGGAGCAGCGTTATCAAAGTACTTTGGAATACCTGTGTTTGCTGTATTCTCCAGAGGGTTACGTCCAATGTCTAGCAGCTGGTCTTTCAGTGCATACACATCTAAGAAGTACTTCATCGATTCACGGAACGATTCAAACGTTGCCATCTCTTTCAACACCATACGTGTAATGGATGGGTCCACTGTCAGACCGCCAACAGCAAGCTCGGTCTGAAGAAGAGTCTGGGTAATCATATTACCAATACCATTCTTCATCATAGTTCTTGGACCAGACAGTAGCGAGTTGATGAACCAGTTCTGCGCCATCTCCATAAACTTACCACCTTCAGAAGCACGTCCTGCTTTAACAACACCCAGCATCTGATCAATCATATCCTTAGCGGACATGTTCTTGGGGTCCCCACCAGCAAGGATTATTCGGTTGATAAGAGCATCGAAGTTGTTCTTCTCTCCCTTGTTGCTAGCCATATACTGGTTAACAATTTCTTGGGAACGTCTCTCTGCTGACGATAGACTTAGTTTAGTACGTGCAAACTGCGTTGACTGTAGACCTTGACCAAATCCTCTACGAAGGTTTGAGCCAGCAGCAACTAAGTTCAACATCTTCTGGATGTCGCCCATCAGTTCCGCTCGGTCGGCATCTGTAGCCTCAGCACTTTGCGCAGCAATCTTCTTAGCTTTAGCGACGATGTCCGCACCTTGCTGCACGGCAATAGACTCTACTGTGTACATACGCGCTGCAATTCTGCGCAACGCTGCTGCGTCTTTACCTGCTGCTCGGACTTCCGACTCAACAATGTCAATCTTCTGACCAGACATCTCAGCCATACGACGAGCTTGCTCAACAGCTTGAACAATACCTCCGCCCTTCAGTCCATCGGAACCTTGGAGCTTACCGTCTTCGTAGAAGCCAATGCTTCCTGTTCTTTCCATTTCTTCGAGAACAGAAGTCTCAGCCTTCGCTAATACTTCACCAAGGTCGTATGCTGTTTCAACTTCACTAATAGCCTTGACTGTTCCTTCAACAGCGATTTGACCACCTCTGTTTTCTACAGTGATGCCTGCTTTATTTTCGCCTGACTTCTGGAAGAAACGATTCTCGTTCATCCGTGCGCCTCTTGACCTGATAGGATTGACGTACGGCGTCTTGTAACTCTCTACAGAATACTTTCTGTTTTGCTTACTAACTAGGTCAGCAAAGTTTGAGACAGTGTCTCCTAACAAAGTTCCCTTAGCGTCAACACCAAGAAAGTCTTTCAAGACCTGAATGATGTTATCCCATAGACTTGTGTTACCAGTCTTAACACTTTTTAGATAATTCTGGAACTTAGTGTTGCTCATCGCTTCAGCTAAGAACTCATCTACGTTACTAAGACCGTACCACTCTCCAATACGAGAACGCATACCTGCGTCATCTAAGAATCCTGTTGCATCATTCAAGCTCCCCATGATTCCCTTGAACTCTTCAGGAGCGTTATCAAGAGCTGTCTTGTAGCTCTCCAGTAAACGCTTGAGTGGTGGAGCTGTGTCAGCACTAGCAATAAGTTCATCAACCTTTGCTAAGTAGTCTGCGCCTTTAAGAGTGCTAATTGTAGATATTTCTGGTGGGATAAAACGAACCTGAGCTGCATGAGTAATTTCATGGAGCAGTGTTGCTTCCGTGAACACAGCATCTCTTGCCATCTTTCCATCCGCAATCTGTGTTCGGTTTGAGTACAGATCAACGGTCTGTTTATTACCCTGAAATCCAAACGAACCAAAGGAGTCAGAGTCTTCTATGATAGTACGAACAGTTGTTTCAAGAAACTCATTGTCTTTTCCTAAAATTTCTAAAAGACCAGCTGCTACTTTTTTAACTTGAGGTGTTGATCCATTCTCAGCAAAACGCTCAAGCGCAAACTTAGCGTTTGTCTCTCCAACAATGTTGCCAGAAAAATCTCGCTCCATGCCTATAACTTCTTTGTCATTTAAATAACGAAGTGCAGGAAGTTGTAGCACTTGCGCTAGTGCTGAATCCTTAATCTCTCCACTATTCTTTGCTTCATCACCAGTCTTTAATCCCCACAACCGTACGTCTTGTACTGACTCTTTCATTCCTTTGTTAATATCGATTCCGAATGAGTTAATGTCAGGAGCTACCCTAAGACTGGGAGTCTCTAGCTTCTTATTTATCAAGAAGTTTTCGATAGTATTCGCTGCTGTATCAAATACGTCACCATCCATAGCTATTGGAAGTGAGTCTATTGTTGTAGCAATGTCTAAAGTATCGTCTGCATTCCTTAATGAATCAAATAGATATTCAATTTCTTCAAGCTCATCAGCATCAAAAATTTCTCTGAAAGCATCTTCAAGGTCATTAGCGAGTGCTTTAACTGCTTTAGTCTTAGTTCCTTGTATGAAAGACACATTAAACGCATTCACATCTTGGCTTGAGTCCCCAAGAAATCCTGTAACAGCATCGTTTGAGTTTGTTCTACCTCCAGTAGCGTCTCGGAAAAATCTAGCTCTTATATAAGATGTTGGGACTTTGGCTGCGCTATTCTTAGAGTCTGCAGTTTTAATTCCTACTTTAGCACCGAATGGTTTTGCCACCTTGTTAACAGCAGACACCATTTTATCTTTATATTGATTAAAGCTTTTGGAATCTTGTTTGACCATGTATTCACCAGTCTCATCCCCTTCTTTAACCAATCGTGATATAATATCATCAGCCGCTTTCTTGCCGAACATAGCCACCACTTCATTATCATTCTTTGCGACTTTAGTTTCGGTTCTTCCGTTTTTAGTAATATCAAAAGAGCGAACACCGTCTTCACTAACAGAATTTAGTTTGATGTTCTCAACGGACGCATCGTAGAGGTTTGCTATTTGTTGAGGTGTAGCCCATTGAACACGGTCATAACCCTCTTTAGCAGCAAGCTGCATAATCATACGCATGGATGCAGATACGTAACTGTCTTCAAGAGGAATCTTTTTACCTTCAGTAAAGTCGTTTCCTCTGCTCTTTTGTATAATGTCGGATTGTAGTTCCTCTACAAACAAAACCTTTTGTCCGCTTGTTTCGTCGAATCGGTCAGTCGTTCTGAAATGTACCAGCGTCTTATCAGTGAAGTGTTGGTTTACATTTTCAGAAGCTAGTCGAACAGCGTCATCGTTTGTCTCTAAAATAAACTCACGATAGTTATCGCCGCCGTCTTGTTTAAATTCACTATATAAAGAGTTTGTATCTTTTCCTACTCTTTCCGTTAATGAGTATTTGAATTGCTTCTCTTCTAGAAACGTATCAACCTCTTTTTGTGTAACACGATTGGTTCCTTTCTCCTTTAACCAATCGTCAAATCCCATCCAACGAAGCTCTTCGCCTGTACCTTTTTCTCCGTAGGCATCAAACTCTTTGCGCATCTGGTGCGCCATGATACCTCCCTCTTTAATCTTCTTGGACTTAGTGAACACACTCTTAGAAGCTTTAATCGCAGGGCTGTAATCCTCTACAGGCACTGTACGAATCTGCTTGAAGTCCATGCTTTCACCAATCTTCTTGGCTTCTTCTGGCTTGGTCTTCATCTTCTTGTGAGCCTTCAGAGCTAAACCAAACGAGCCAGCTACAACTCCTGTGATGCCCATACCTTCCAGAGCGTTCTTAAAACGTCCTTCAAGTTCACCATCATCCTCTTCAGCTGCTAGGTACTCAGTAACAGGATTAGACAGTGAGGGGAAAGCTTGTACTAGATTAGAGAGACGTTCTTCCTGCGCATCGAACGCTACAAAGTCTGTAGCTGCTTCAGAAGCCAAAACGCCTTTCCAATTTAGGACTTCTTTACCTTTTTTGTTGGTCTTCATGAAAGGCTTGGCAAACTTGGTTGCTTTACCTGCTGCACTTAACCCTTTGGAAATAGCACCGTACGGCACGACGAACTGAGTAATACCTTCAACAAGAGAACCAGCAATAGTCTCCGACCGCCCTAGAAAACGATTGTCGTAGTCAGGGAGGTAATCAAACGTAGCCCAGTCAGCTAATTGGTACGCACCTTGGACAGCCC